GATTGAAAACCGCGAACAGGGCGCGCGGCGGGAAACGCGCGACTTCGCGCTTGCGCTTCGCGCGGCTGGCGAAGAGGGCGTGATTGAAGGCTTCGGCTCTGTCTTTGGGCAAGAAGACGCTTACGGCGATGTGGTTGTGCCGGGCGCTTTTGCCGCGAGCCTTGCTGAACACCGCGCGGCAAACACGATGCCCGCGATGCTTTGGCAGCACCGGCAGGATATGCCGATTGGTGTTTGGGAAAGCATGGAAGAGGACCAGCGCGGTCTTCGCGTGAAGGGCCGCTTGGCGATGGATGTTGCCCAGGCGCGTGAGGCTTTCGCGCTTGTGAAGGCTGGCGCCATTTCTGGCCTGTCTATCGGCTTCATGACTAAAGAAGACGACTACGACCCAAAGACGAATATCCGCACGGTGCGGGCGGTGGATCTTTGGGAAGTGTCACTGGTGACTTTTCCGGCGGCGAAATCCGCGCGCGTGACGCGCGTGAAGGCCGCTGCGATTGATGAGATTTTGAAACCTTCCGACGCCGAGCGGTGGCTGCGTGATGTAGCGCCCGACGTGTCGAAGTCTCAGGCGACGGCCCTTGTGTCTCGCTTGATGCGAATGGGTGCCGAGCGGCGAGAGGCCGAGATCGCAACCGAACGCGCAAACCGAGCAGCCGATGCGCTGCTGCGTTCCCTGCAATCTTGAACCTGAAAGGAAACCCTCATGTCTGAGGCCCTTGCTGGCGCCATCGAAAAGATCGGCGTCGCCTTTGAAGAATACAAGGCCGCGAATGATGCGCGCCTTGCCGAAATCGCCAAGCGTGGCTCTGCCGATCCGCTGCTGGACGAAAAGCTTTCGCGCATTGACGCGGTGCTTGATGACCAGGCGGAAATGAAGAAGCGCATCGAGCAGGCTGAAACCCGCGCCGCGCGCCCCGGTGGTGCTGGCGTGGCCAATGATAACGACAGCGCCGAAGCGCTGGCCTATCGCAACGCCTTCCTCGGTTGGGTGCGCAATCCCCGCGACCCGCGCGCCGAAATGAAGATGCGCGAAACGGCGAAGGCGCTGCAAAATCGCAGCCTGAATGACGACGGGTTTGAAACCCGCGCCGCTCAGGTGGTGACCTCCACCGGCTCCGCTGGTGGTTTTGCTCTGCCTGAAGTGATTGAGCGCCAGATTGCGCGCCTGTCTGTGGAAATTTCCCCGATCCGTCAGATTGCGACCGTGCGCACGGTTGGCAGCCCTGACTATAAGGAACTGTTCGACGTGAACGGCTCCGCTTTCGAATGGCTTGGTGAGGCGGCAACGCGCAACCAAACCAATACGCCGGACTTGGCCGAAGTGGCGCCGACCTTCGGCATGGCTTCTGCCCGCCCGCGCGCGTCTGAAGAAAGCCTGGATGACCTCTTCTTCGACGTCGAGAATTGGCTCATCACGAGCGCGGCTGAAGCCATTGCCCAGGGTGAAGGCGCGGCCTTTGTTGCTGGCAACGGCACCAATCGCCCGACCGGCTTCCTGAATGGCCCGACGCCTGTGACGACCGCGGACGCTTCCCGCGCCTTCGGCACGTTGCAGTATGTGGCTTCTGGCCAGGCGGCGGCGCTGCCGACCAGCGCTGATGTCTTCTATGACTTGGTCTATGCGTTGCGCGCGCGCTATCGCGCCAATGGCCGGTTTGTCACCACGAAAGCGGTGCTGTCTGCCCTTCGCAAGTATCGTGAAGGCGCCGGCACTGGCGCGTATCTGTGGCAGCCGTCGCTTTCGGCTAATCAGCCGGAAACATTCATCGGCTACCCGATCACCGAAGCGGAAGACATGCCGGCGGTTGCCGCCAACGTGTTCCCGCTGGCCTTTGGTGATTTCCGTGAAGGCTATCTGATTGCGGATCGCGTCGGGATGCGCATGACGCGCGATGAAATCACCCTGCCCGGCTTTGTGCAGTTTTACATCCGCAAGCGTGTCGGCGGGAAAATCCGCAACTCGCAGGCGATTAAGCTGCTGAAGATTGCCGCTTCCTAATGTCTGAGGTGGTGGCAACCGTAACGGCGCCCTTTATCGGGGCGCCGGACGGCGAAGTGTATGGCCGTCAGTTTGCCGTGGGCGATACCGTCCACGGTGAACTCGCGGCGGTTGCTATTCGGGAAGGCTGGGCAGAAGTGCCCGGCCAACCGAAGGCAAAGAAAAAAGCCGAGGGCTAACCCATGGCCGAAGATTCCCTCGACACAATCGCTAAGGTTGCAGCGGTTGCCGCTGGGGTCGGTTCTGCCGCCCGTGTGGCCTTTGCAGCGCACGGCGGCGCGCGTGGCTGGCGCTTGGGCCTAGAAGCCGTTGTGGGGGCCGCGCTAGGCGTTATCGCCGCCGCTGGCGCTGTCTGGTTTGACCCCGGCTTGAAAGCAGATTCCTGGGCAATCTTTATCACAAGCGGCTGCGCTGGTTTGGCCGGCGCCATGGGCACGCGCGGGCTGGATTTATTGACTGAGTGGCTTTCGCGGCGGGCGAATTGAGGGCTGAGGCATGACATTTTCCGTCGCCGGCAGCATCATCACCCAAACTAACGAGGCCGGCATTGCCATCACTGCGGCTGCCTCCATCACGGGCGGGGTGCGCTTTACCTGCACGCAGTCGTATGCAGCGGGCAATGTCGTTCGCATCACGGGCACCACGAGCTATAACGGCAACTGGATGATTGCCGCCAGAACCGCGACAACATTCGACGTTCTGCAAAGCGCGCAGGGCACGGGGATCACATTCGTTTCGAGCCAGTCAGGCACGGCTGCGCGTGGTGACGCAAGCCTTGCCGGGCTGAGTGGCTTGTCCGGTGTGACAACTACGAGTGTGGATGCTTCCAGCGGTTATGTGATTTACCTGCTAGGCGATAACGTCAAGCTGCAAATCAACGGCACGCTGATTGTCGGCGGGTTGCGAGAGATCAACTCGACTCTTCTTGGTCACAACGAGCAGTTGGTGATTGGCCAGAACGCGGTCAGCACGGGTCAGCCGGTGCTTCGCGTCGGAAGTGGCGGCGTTCTGGTGGTTGGGTGTAGGTACACGAACACCGTCAATTACATTGGGTCAAGCGCACCGCAATACACCGACGGGATTAGCGCCCAAGTCCTGATTTACCAGAAAGGCCAGTACGGGCGAAGCACCGCCGATGGTGACGGGGCGACATCCCCAGCAACTAACCCGGCCCCAGCGACTTGCTTTTTAGCAATATCAAGCGGTGCGCGTTTCGATTGGATCAGCGGGACAATTGATCACTGGGCCGACATGGTTTTTGACAATGGCTCGATTGCGAACATTGGCTTTGATGGGCAGCGAAACAAGCCGGTAACCGACAGCCGTCGCGGTTCGATGGTCATTTGGTTCAAGCCGGGTAGCACGGTTTCGATCTTCGCCCTCAAGACAATCGGTGATCGCGGCATCAATGTCACCAATGCCAACAACACTGGTCGCGGGCCTACTTTCCAGATGCTGCAAGGCCCGCTTGTTCTGAAGGGCCTTGAAATTTTCTGGTGGCGATGCGTCGTTGGCCTGGCGAATGGCACTGGTGTCGGCGGGTCGTTCACCGTCGAGGATTACTCGGGCGCTTTGGGGTCTGAGCTTGACATTGCAAAAGCGGTCCCGTCAGGACAAACGCTGCTTGTCACTTTCAAAAACAGCGCGGTCGGCACGACGATGGTTGTTGTTGATGCCTCCCTGGGCACGGTGCTGCTGTACGTCACTCAAAAACTCACCGCCACGGTACGAACGACCGGCGGCGCGGCAATTCAGGACGCGGTGATTTGGACGATCAGCAATGCCGCCGTGCAAAGTCTCGGCGTTACCAGTGCCAGCGGGCAGGTGGTGATTGACAATATCGAGACAGGTTTCTCGGCTGACAATCAGGCAGGAATCACTTTGCGATTCGCTGCGGGCGACGTGGCGACATGGAACGTCCGTGCGTATCAGAGTCTGTCTGGTGTCTACCAGGTCATCATGCGGGGCATCGGTGGCTCGACGGTTGCGCCTGCGATGGTGGACGACTCTGCTGTCACATTGAGCCGCACGGCTGCGGGCGCGTTGTCAACCATCAACACGCTCGACCAGTTTTACGATGCGGCAAAATACTGGAACGTCCAGAGCGCGAATGTCAATTTCCCGACCGCATCTACGCAGGTCGCCACGGCAGCGGGCACCACGCTTGATCTGGGCGCGCTGAATGTGGTTGTGGATGCGACGGCGGCGAGTGCCTTTGCAGTCAACACCGGCACAAACACGGTCACGATAAAAAGCGCGACGCTTGCGGTCGGGGCGAAGTTCAGTACCCTAAAAACGACTGGCACGATTTCCTTTGCTAATGGCGCAGACGCTACCTGTACGCTTCAGGGCATCGTCGTTCGCGGCGCCGCTGGCATCTATTCGCCGAAGCTGGAAACCGCCACGGTGCGCTTCACGGCGGCTGGCACTTATGACCTGCGCGGCGCGACAATCAGCGGCACCCTGACGCTCGCCAATACCAGCGGCGGGGCTGTCACAGTCCAGCTTCAGCCGGGCGTTACCTTCGTGAACAGCGGCCCAAACATCACGGTGGATAATGCGGTGAGCGCCACGCTTACCATTGATGGCATTGTGTCCGGCTCTCGCATCTTGATCCGCCGCACGGACACGCAGGCGGTTCTGGCAAACGCAATAACAGGCACGTCTTACGCTTATCCCTATGTGGTCGCGGGTTCCGTACCTGTCGAAATTTTATTGCGCAATGCAAGCGGGTCGCCCGCTTATCAGCCCTGGCGCGCGGTTTCCACGCTTGCAGGCGTCAACGCCACCATCACTGCCGCCCAAGTTTCGGATCAATAAGGGAAATCCGCAATGCCCATTGCTACAGACTTTTCAATTTCCGTCACTGGTGACATTCGGCACGTCAGCGGCTCGACCGTTTACACGGTTCTGGAATTGCACGCCTTCCTGCAAGATTTGGCTGATGATGCGACGGCGGCGGGAAATGACTTGCTAGATATTCTGGCACCGAACCCGACAAGGCTGGATGGCCCGCGCGATCCGGCGGTTGCTTCGCGCTTAAACCTGCTGACAGATGGATCGGTGGCGTTCAATCTGGATGACACGGCGGCGCAGTTTATCAATTTCGGTTCCATTAAGCAGCAGGGCGCTTTTGTCCAGTATTCCGGCCTGAAAACCATCGGCGGCATTGTGGCCGGCAGCCCGATCTATGTGGTGCAGTCGGGTTCCAAACTGACGAAGTTTTGGGCTGATGGCCATGTGCAGATTTTGGTGAAGGTCAAAACTGCAAACGCATTTATTGATAGCGGCAACGTCACCGCCTTCAGCCGCAAATGGGGACAGACTTATTCGCACTTTGATGTGGGGCTTTCCGCTGGTGGCGAAAGCAACGCGGCGCTTTCAACCGCGATTGACAGCAATATCCTGCTGACTGAGGCGCAGGCGGCGCTTCTTTCAACTAAGGTGGCGGTAGCCTTTGGCGATACCACGCAAGACTTGGGCAACGGGAATGGCGGCAAGCTTTACAAAGGAACCATCACGCTTTCCAATTCCTGCACACTGCAAGAAGCGTATCAGTACCTTCAATACCTGACGCGCGAGAATAGCGCTGCCACCTTGAATAGCATTCCCGGCTGGCGGTATCGCGTTCTGAATGCCGCTTACACTGAAATCCCATCGGCGCCCTTCGGCACCTTCGCGGGCGGCACGTTCTTTGTCGCGCAGGGCTGGTTCATCACTGGCGTCCTGCCGGCTGAAAGTACACGGTATCAGCTTATCGCGCATGACGGCACCGCGCAGGTGCCGCCAACCCTTATCGGCATTACCATCGGCAATCTGGTGTCCGGCGACCGCGTTTTGGTGGCGCGCGACAATGGGTCCGGCGCGCTGCTAAAGGATGAATACACGCCGGTCGCGGCATCATCCGGCGCCACGGCTTTGACTGTGGTGGAGAGCATCAAGACAGACACGCCAAGTTCTGGCGTCATACGCATCAAGGGCCTGCGCTACACCTATTCCTCCTTCAACGCTGGCACCAAGACCTTCAGCGGCCTTTCCCCGGCGCTGGCGAGCAACATTGTCACGGCGGATGATGTTTTCGTGCCTTACATTGATCGGCAGGCTGCGGGTGCGACGGAAAGCGTCACCTTCATCTATGCGGCGAATTTCAATACGCGGGTTGATGTCAGGAACGGGTCCGGCGCTTCGCCTATTGTGCCGTTCAGCACCACGCTTTCCATCACAAATGCGGGCGGCAGCGTCAATGCCAGCCGTAACAGTGATGTCTAATGGCCTATTACGCCGCGCCTTTCACCTTTGATTTCGTGACGTCCCGCATTGATGTGGATGTGGGTGTCGCGGATGTTGATTGCGCCACGCTTTACGCTGCGGTGAAGGCAGCGCAGGCAAGTGAGGAGGGAATCATCTATGACCGAATCGGACGCGGATCAGGGCTCAATAACCTTGGCCCCGGTGTTCAGGTCGGCCTCACCGTCGAAGTACTGGGGGCGTGGCAACTTCGCTTCCCAGCCGGAGATTACGTCGCCCGAATCGCGGGTGGAAACTTCATCGGCGGACCAGGCGGAGACCCCATTGCCTATACTGCCGGCGTCCAAACCCTCCTGATCCAGTCTGCGGCTTCAACCGTGGTCACGGCGGGCGGTAGCGTTCCTACCGCTGCACAGAACGCGGCGGCGGTGCTGGCGGCGGCGGCGGCAACGCCGATCCATGCGGACATCCGAAAGGTGAACGCGGTCACTGTGGATGGCGCTGGCACTGAAGCTGATCCCTTCGGGCCGGTGTAATGGCTTCCGCCTGGGGTGCGGCATGGGGTAATTCATGGGGCAACGCCTGGGGCGTTATCACCAACAATCTGCCGCTCTCGCGCGGCGTTTTTATTCCCGCTCTCAATCGCGGCGGCTTCAATCTTGCGACAAACCGCCCCGCGCTGCCTGTAGCAAGCGCAAGGGCGGCTTTGGTTGCGGCGCTGCTACGTCCGGCTTTCCATGCGGCGCAATCCCGCCAAGCGCCTTCTCTGGCGGTTTCTCGCGGTGCTTTCTCTGCTTCTTTCGCCCGCGCTGCTTTTCAGGCGGCTCAGGGCAGGACTTTCACCCCGGCTGCATCACGCGGCAACTTCATTCCAGCGCAGGCAAGGCCATGATCACAGTCACAACCCCGCCCGCCACGAACATGCTGACCGTGCTGGCCACGGCGGCGCGCGAATTGGCTATCTCGGACGCGACGGCGGGCTTGCAAGAATTGATCGGTCAGGCTTCGGACGCTTGCGCGCGGTATTGCGGGCGGGCGGAAGGCTTTGGCCGGGCAACCGTGCGGCAGACTGAGCGCGGCGTCGATCTGCCGTGCATCATTCTCGACCGGGATCTGAACCCGGCCATTACCTCAGTCATCGAGGACGGCACCACGCTTGCCGCGACAGATTACGAACTCGACGGCTCGCTGCTTTATCGGCTGTCCGGCGATTATCGCATCCAATGGCGCGCGGCGGTGGTGCAAGTCACCTACGCGGCGGGCTATGCGCTGCTAACCGATCTGCCGCAAGACATTGAACGCGCGTGTCTCGCCACCTTGGCTGGCCTGCAAACCGCGCGCGGGCGCGATCCACGCATCCGCTCCGAAAGCGCCGATGGGGTCGGGTCCGTCTCATACCTCGACCCGCGCGCCGGGGCTGAAGCCATACCGATTGAAGCCGCCGCGCTGCTGGCGCCGTGGCGAAAGATGGGCGCGTGAGCATCGCCTCAGCCGTGCCGCGTCTGATTGCGCGCTTTGGCCGCCCTGCCACGCTGCGCCGCCGGCAAGCAATGACAACCACCTTCACGGAAATCGCCGTGACAGGATGGCTACGCAGCTTCAGCCCGGAAGAAATCACGGGCGGGGTGATGAATGGCGACGCTGAAATGACAATCAACGCCGCGCCGGTCTTGGCATCGGCAGGCTTTGCGCCCCCGGTCAAAGGCGATTTCGTGGCGATTGATGGAAAGAATTGGGCTGTGCTTGGCTGCAACCCCCTCATGGTTGCCTCTACGGCGGTCGCCTATGCCCTTCATGTGCGGGGCGGGTGACACATGAGCCCGGAACCTTGGAACGACGCCAGAGCGCGCCTTGTAGCCGCCGCGCTGCCCTATCCTATCGAGTGGCCGAATGAGGCATTCGCCGCGCCTGACTTGGCGGCTTGGCTTTCGGTTGAGGCTGAAGGCGATGTGCTGGAGCCAATCGAACTCGGCAACGGCGCGTGGGAAGAGCGCGGCACCTTCATGGTGCATGTCATCGTGCCGCTCGGCACAGGCAGCGCCACCGCGCGCCAAGTGGCGAAAGACATAGCGAATATTTATCGCGGCGTGGTCGGGTACACCGTCTATCGCCGCGCATCCATCGGCGCTGGCGTGCCCAGCGAAGACGGGAAGTGGTGGGTTCTGACCGTCACGGTTGAATGGACCTACACGGACCGGCCTGCATAGCGCGGGCTTCAACGCGGCCCAGCCGCAGAACCTGAAAAGGAATTAGAGCATGAGCGGTTCTGTCACCGGCTATCAGGCCGGTATTGAAACGACTGAAACAACGCTTTCCTATGTGCCGGAAGCAACCTGGGGAACGGCGCCGAATAGCGCATTCACCGCGCTCCGCATCACCAGCGAAAGCCTCTCGGGCAGCAAGGCCCGCACGCGCCCGAATGAAATCACCGGCACCCGCCGCGTGTCGCCTTCCGTGACGCAAAGCGAACAGGCCAGCGGCGCTATCAATTTCAACCTGTCTTATGGCACGTTCGACGATTTCTTTGCGGGCGCGCTTGGCGGTGATTGGTCGGCGGCGCAAACCATCGCGGGCGTTGCGGCAGACATTACCGTCACCACCGGCACGAACGTGCTTTCCTCTACCACGTCGAACAAGTTTCAGAACTTGCTTGAAGGCCAGTGGATTGAATTGCGCGGCTTTACGGCTGGCAGCGGCGCCAACAACGGCTTTTATCGTATCGCCACCAAGACAAACAACCAGAGCCTCACCCTTGCCGGCAAGACCATCGCCAGCACGGAAACCCCGGCGGGCACGGCGGCGTCTGTCCGCAACGCGGGGATGCTCCGCAATGGCGACTTGGTGAAAAGCTTCCACTTGCAAAACCGTTTTGCCGCTGCGCTTTGGCTGCGCTACGCGGGCGCCATGGTGTCCTCGCTGTCGCTGTCTGGCGGCACGGGCCAATTCTTCACGGGTAGCCTAAACATCGCGGCGCGCGATGAAGTGAGCGCGATTACCGCCGCCGGTAACGGCACGGTAACTGCGGCGCCGACCGGCGGCTTCTTTGATAGCGTCGCGGCCTTCGGTGGCGTGCAGATTGATGACACGGCGCTGTCTGCCGCCGTCAATTCTGTGGCGCTCACGGTATCCCGCGAAGGCGCTGGCATGGATTACGGCATGGGCAGCGCCGCCGCTCAGGGCGCGCGGTGGGGCCAGGTGCAAGTCGCCGGGCAGATTGAACTCTATTTCAAGGACTTCACGCAATACGCGCTATTCAAGAACGAAACGCGCTCGCGTGTGGCGTGGCGTAAGCGTGACCCGCAGGGCAATAACTACATCTTCACCCTTCCCGGTGCTAATCTGATGAACCCGAACATTCAGGTCGGCGGTCCGAACCAAGCCATTCTGGCGCGCTTCGACATTGAAGGCGGCAATGATCTCGCACTGCCTGCCATCCAGATTGATCGTTTCGCCGCCTAACGAAATCGCGGCGTAATTGCCGCGATGCTCCCGCGCGGAGCATGGGGCTACCGGCACGGCGGGTCGCCGGTAGCCCCACCTTCCCGCCACCCGCCACCCCGCAGAGGTTTCAATGACAAAGCTTAGCATGTTCGAGCGCGATACCGTTGCGCTCACCGATGGCGTTTGGGTAAATCCCGACCCCAAAAACCTTGACATGGAATTGCTGGTGAAGGCCCGCGATGCGTCATTCCTTGATGCGCTTTCGGTCGCTTACCGTGAATTGGTCCGCAAGGCCCGCGAAGATGGCCGCCTGAAATCCCGGCAAGGCATTTCCGATCTGCCGCCGTCAACGGTTCAGATTGCCGAGGATGAATTGATCCTTACGCGCCTAGTGCTTGGGGTGCGGAACCTTGAAGGCGAGCATGGCCCGGTTTCCATCAAGGAATATCGGGAAATGGCGCTGACTGAGCGCTTCCGGCCATTGCTGGATTTGGCCCGTGAAGCGGTGGCGATTGCGACTGACCGGCGCGCGGCGGACCGTGAGGAAGCCTTGGGAAACTTCGGCAATTCGCGGCCCATCAATTCCGGTGGAGCCGCGCCGCAGGAATAATCGAAGCGCTTGGCGATGATGAAGCAAAGCCCCCCGCGCTTGGCCCTGATCTGCTTTGGCTTTGGACCGCATGGCAGGGGCTTTCGAGTGAGCGCCCCTGGATTGCGGGCGGCATGGGGCCAATGATGCCGAGCGAGACGCCATTTCGCGCCGCGCTGGCATGGGCCGATCATCGCGGCATTTATGGCGCCGACCGCGAATTACTGCTTGACGGCTTACGCGCGATTGACGGTGAGTTTTTCGCCGCGCATTCGGACCGGGTGAAGGCTTCGCAATGAGTTTCTCCCGTTCCGTCAAGCTTTTTGTGAGCCAACACCTAACCCCGCAGGCGCAATCGGCGGCGCTTGCCAGTTATGCGCGGGCGGATGTTGCACGGTTGCAGAATGCGCGCCGCGCGCCATTGGATTACACGATTTTCGTCGATGGGCGCGAAGGCGCGGCGCCGGAGACTGTCAAGCCGCAAGGCACCATCGTTTATCGCTTCAACGGCTTGGCTGAAGCGGTTGCTTTTGCGCTTGGCTTTTGCATCGCGCGCTCGCCGTTCAGGACGGGCCGCTATCGCAAAAGCTGGTTTGTCTTAGTGGATGGCCGCGCGTGGAATGCAGATTTCCGCGATATTCCGGCGGGGTCTGAAGTGTATATCGTGAACACTCAGCCTTATCACCGGAAGCTGGAAATGACCGGCGGCTTGCAGCGCAGCACCACGCGGCTTTGTGCTGATGCGCTGCGCAGGCGGTTTCCAGGCTTGATGGTGTCTCATGATTTCCTTGAACTGCCAGGCGGGCCGGCGCCCGCGCCATACAGAATGCGCGGCGGCGTAGTGTCGCGGCGGCGCTTTCGGCGGGCGCGCATGTCCAATCCCGGCGAGATGATGACTTACCCGGCGGTGATACTCCGCTGGCGTGATGCGTAGGAGGCGGCGAGCATGGCACAGGTAGCGCAGCTTACGACTGCCGAATACACCGCCCGATTCAACGACCAGATGAGCCAGGGCGCCAATGCGGCGGCGCAGGCAATGGAGAAGCTTGGGCAGTCGTCCGAAACTGTGGAAACGCGCGCTCGCCGCGTGTCGCAAAGCTTTGAGGCGCTTGAAGCGCGGCTTGATTCCGGGGCGCGAATGGCGCAGGCCAAGGCGCGCGCTGATGAGACAATGGCGCGGCAGATTGAACGGGTAAATCTCGCCGTTGAGCGTGGTCAGACTACACAGCAGCGCGCCAATGAACTAATCGCCCGTGCTAATACCGCGCGCGATACCTATATTGCCAAGGTTGGCCAGCAGATTGCGGTGGAAGAACGCCGCAACCAAATCTTGCTCGGTGCGACCAATCAGCAGAACAATTTTGCCGCCGCCAACGACAACGCCACGCGATCCTCTGGCCGTTTCGGGCAGGCGATGGGGCAGGCTGGTTTTCAAATTCAGGATTTCGCCACGCAAGTAAGCATGGGGCAGAACGCATTGACCGCGTTCGGTGTCCAGTTTGCGCAATTTGCGGGTATTTTTGGAACCGGCGGCGCCATTGCGGGCGCGGTGGTGACGGTTGGACTTTTGGCTTCGCAGTTTCTTTTGGCAGGGGAAAGCGCCGAAAAGGAAGCGCAGCGGATTGAGCGAAACTTTGCAGGCATGAAGAGTGTGGCCGAGGAAGTCAAAACGGTCATTCAGGAAATCAACGACTTATTTCTGACGGCGGCGGAACGCTCAGCGGCGGCGGCTAACCGGCAATCGGCGGAATTGGCGTCGAATGCCCAGCGCTTGCTGGATATTACAATCCAGCGCAATGAAGGCAACGCGCTGGAATTGACAATGACGCAGCGAGAGTTGCAGCAGGCAGAGGAAAGAATTGCCCGCCGCGACGAAGCTATCCGCGCCAGGACTGGTTCTCGCGTCAATGAGTTTCAGCGCCAGGACGAGGCAACACTTTTCCCTCTGCGGCAGCGCATTGCAGAACTTGAGGTGGATAGCTCGCGCCAAAGCGCCCGAATTGGTGAATTGCTGGATGCGTTACAGCGGGTCCGCAACGCTGGCGTGGTGATGCCCGAAGAGGCCAACATGCCACCGGCGCCAGAGCGTGAGCGCGGCAACCGCGATGCAGAGCGTGAAGCATTGCGCCTACAGCGTGAAGCGGAGCGTGAAGAGCAACGCGAGCGGGCCAGAGCCGAGCGCGAAGAGGAACGGGCGCGGCAAGAGGCTTTGCGCGCCGAAGAACGCGCCTTGCAGGAACGCGAGCGTCTGAACCAGCGCACCACGGATGAAATCGTGCGCTATTCGGCGGACCGCTTTGCCGATCTTTGGAGCAACACCGGACGCGGGTTTGCGGGGCTCATGGAGAGTATGCTGCAAATGGTGCGCCGGACGTTTGCGCGCATCGCGGCGGAGGCTGTCATCCGGCCAATCGTGACGCCAATTGTTTCCAATGTTGTGACGCCAATCATGGGCGCGTTTGGGTTCGGTGGGACAGCGGCGGCCGGCACCGGAGCGCCTGCGAATGGCGGCTTTAGCGTCGGCTCTATCACCTCTTTCATTCCCAGCGTTGGTGGCATGGGCGGTGGTGGAGGCTTCATGGAAATGCTTGGCATCGGCGGTGCTGGCGCTGGGTTTGGTAGCTTTTTAGCTACGCCAATCTTCGGCCAGGCCGCCTTAGCCTCATCTACCAATAGCGCGCTTGCCGCCATGCCGGGTGGTATGATGGGGCCTGCCACACCAGCCGCAGTTGGTTTGCCTGGGGTAACTGTTGGACAAACGCTCGGCGCTGGAGCCGCAGGCTTTGGTCTTGGTATGTTGGGCGGTAGTATTTCTGGCGGCATTCGAGGCACGGCAAACCCCACAGCGGGTAGCGCTATTGGCGCGGGCATCGGCACTGTTGGCGGTTTTCTGATTGGCGGCCCTGTTGGCGCCATGGTTGGCGGCGCTATCGGCGGCACCATCGGCGGCCTATTCGGCCCCACCACCAGAGGCAACGCATCCCGCGCGGGTGGCGACGTGTTCCTTGGTGTGGATGCCAATGGCCAGCTTACAATCACCGGCGCGCGCGGTAAGCGTTGGGACCAGGGCGGCGCTACGGCGGCGGTGCAGGAGCAGCTTAACGCCATCAACGCGCAAACCAGCGCGCGCGGCCTGACCTTCGCCGGGCCAGGGCAAGCGGCGGTTGGCTTTGGCCAGGCTTCCGGTTCGCCGCGTGAGTTGTCCTTGACCGCATTGGTTGGCCAGCTTCGCAGCGAAAACGCCAACCAGATGCGCGCCTTCGGCACTTTGGCCGGGCGCGGTGCGGGGCTTGAGGAAGCTCTTTCGGCGGCTGATTTCGTGGTGCAGATTTTCGAGCCGCTGGGCAAGGCGGTGGAAAAAACCAGCGCTTTCAAAGACGCCATGGAAGCGCTCACGAAGACCTATGACGACGCTATCACCCGGGCCAAGGATTTAGGCCTGGCCGAGACAGACTTGCAAACCCAACGCGCCGAACGTGTGGCCAAGCTTGAAGCCGACCGCGCGCGGGACTTGGACATCATTGACCGCACCATTGCCGCCCGCCGCATGGCGCTGGGTGGCGATAATCGTGGCGCGGGCCTGACACAATTTGATCTGCGGGCGGAAGCGGAATTGCGCGCCTTCCGCGATCAGCTTTTCCAATACGGCCTGGAAGAAACCGGCGATGAATACCGCCGCCGCGTGGTGGCGCTGGAACAGACCATTGCCGATGAACGCCTGGCGGTGATGCGCCAATATGATCAGCAGATGCGCGGCATAACGCAAGGCTTGCTGGAAAGCCTGACGCTTGGCGATTTGGGTGGCCTGCCGCTTGAAGCGCGCTATGGCGCGGCGCTGTCCAGCCTATCGGCGGCGCAGCGGCCCTTGCTGGATGGTGCCACGCCGGAAGAATTGGCGGAATTCTCACGCGTGGCGCAAATTGCGCTGCCCGTCGCCAAGGAATTTTTGGGCGTGTCCGGTTCCTTTGCGGAACTGGTGGCGGACGTTGCCCGCACGCTGCGCACCGCCGCGCCGGGCAGTGACCCGGCCAACCTTGGCGCGCTGTTGGAAGCCCAGGTCGCGGGTTCTGACCGGCTAGAATTGGCCGTCATCAGCACCGGCAACATGCAGATAGAATTGCTGCGCAACCTACTGACGGAATTGCGCCGCTCGATCGCACAGAATGAAGCCTTGCTGGCCCGCGCCAGCGTCTAAGGAGAAATCGCACCATGCCAATTCCGGCTTTCAGGGCCAAACAATCCACGGACACCGCAGGCACCGGCACGCTGGTGCTGAACGCGGCGGCGACCAATGCGCGCAGCTTCAACGCCGCCTTTGGCGCATCCGCCCGGCGCATCATGTATTGCATTTCATGGTCCACGGGTTTCGAGATTGGCTACGGCGATTTTGATGGCGGCACGCCTGGCAGCCTGACGCGGGCGACCGTGCTGGCGTCCTCAAACGCCGGTTCGCTGGTGACGCTGCCCGCCGGCACCAAGGATGTCTTTGCGGTGTTTGAACCCGCCGCGCGGGAAGTGGTGGCCATTTCCGGCACGGCAACGCTGGCGCTGGCAGATTTGGGCAATACGGTGGTGTTCACTGGTTCCAGTGCGGCCACGCTCAATCTGCCCGCCGTGGCAACCGTACCTAATGGCGCGGGTTGGCTGGTGATGAATAGGGGCACGGCTGCGCTTACCATTGATCCGAACGGCGCCGAACAAGTGAACGGCGCATCCACGCTAGTATTGCAGGCGGGCCAAGCGGCAATGATCCTGCGCGTTTCTGGCGCTTGGCAGGCGGCTTTGTTGGGCAGCACCGCGATTGGTGCGGCGTTACAGGCCGCCTTGAACGGCGCTGCCGCCGCTGATGTATTGAGTGCAGCGCCGGTGGATATTGCCAGCGCCGCCACCACGGATATTGGTTCTGCCACTTCGCCGAATGTGCGGGTAACCGGCACCACAACCATCACCAGCCTTGGTACGGCCCCGGCTGGTGTGCGGCGCTTTCTGACTTTCGCGGCGGTGCTGACCATTACCTATAACGCGACCAGCCTTCAAACGCCGGGCCTTGCGAACATCACCACGGCGGCGGGCGATACTGCGGTGGCGCGGTCGCTCGGTTCGGGTAATTGGGTGATTGAAAGCTTTACGCGCGCGGCGGGCTTGCCGATGTCTGCTAGCGCGACCGGCGCTGCGCTGGTTGCGGCTGCGGATGCCGCGGCGGCGCGGACGGTTATTGGCGTTTCTGATCAGTGGGTTCAGCTTGCCAGCGCGAATATCACGGCGGTTTCGCAGATTGATCTGACTTGGACCGGCGGCGCGTATCTGTTTTACAAAATCTTTATTCTTGGCCTGAAGCCAGGCGCCGCAACCAACAATGACTTGTTTCTGCGCGTTCGGCGAAACGGCACATTTCTGGCGGGCGCCACGGATTACAATACGGGCGATTCTTGGTGGAACGGCACAGCAGTTGGAAATCAAGCGGGCGCTGGCTCATATTCCTTGTTGGCGCAGGCTGGCATGAATGGGGAGCCGATGTTCGGTGAAATAAATCTGATGCAAGCGGCAAATACTGAACGCATCGTGATTGATAGTAAGACGCGCCACACATCGAACACCCCGGCGCATTCGCGATCCATTTTCACGGCGAACACAGATGCCGGTTCTGGCTGGCTTGATGGCGCCCGCATTTCCTTTGTTGGCGGCGCCACGAATTTCGCGGCGGTTGGCAAGATTGTTGTTCTGGGGATGAAGTCATGATGAAGGTTCTGGAAGTCAACGCCAACGGCGCCATTGAGCGCGATATGACGCCGGAAGAAATCGCGGAGATACCGCCGGCGCCGCCGGCGCTTATCCCGCGTGAAGTCACCAACTTCCAAGCCCGCGCCCTGCTGATGAACATGCCGGGCAGCGCGGCGGGCCGCAGCCTGTTCCAAGATGTGGATGATACGTTGCGCGCACTTGGCGGGGTGGAATGGCAGGCGTGGGAATACACCACCATCTTCCCGCGTGAGTCGGCGCTGATTGCCGCCATTGGCGCGCAACTGAACCTAACCAATGCGCAGCTTGATGAAATGTTCGTTGCGGCATCGGCAATAAGTGTTTGATGAAAACGCTGCGCCTAATTCTGGCGGAACTCAACACGCCAAGCGCGCAACGTGACCACTGGTTTTTGTGGTGCGCCGGGCAAATGGCGCACGCCATGATCGGCGCGGTTATCGCGGGCGGCTTGCTGTTTGTATTGCCGCCCGGCTGGGCTTTCGCCACGGCGGCGCTTGGCTATGCGTTGGCAAAGGAACTGCCTGATTTCTGCCGCGCACCATCTTGGGCAGCGGCGCGGGATTGTGTGCAGGATGCGCTTTTCGTCACCAGCGGCGCGGCTGTAGCGGTGGCGATTGCCGAAGGGCTGGCGCTGCTTTTCATCGTGGCGGTTTTGGCCGCTGTCATCGGCCTTTGGTGGGGCACAACGCTGCGCTTGAAAGGGGCTGGCAATGCTCGCAGATGACGCACCCGGCATGGACGCGCCTGCCATCCTTGCGGCGGGCATGTCCAATGCGGGGTTTGCCACACGGCCCGCGCTGACGCTTGGCGGCCAGCCCGGCGCGGTGGTGGTGCTGGTGGAAATCACAGTGAAGGCGGCCGAATAATGATGGCATTTGATGCGCCTGGCGTAATGGCCCCGGCCTTCATCCCAGATGCGTTTGTCTCGCTGCAGAACGTCGCCACGCTGCGCCTTGCCTCGGCCGGGTTTGTCTCGGCTGCAAG